CAAAGTCCATCATCATTGGCGGAGCTGGCATCGTGTCAGGGGCCGTGACAATCTTCATCAACCTCATGAACAAGTAGACCATGCAGACAATCACTCTTCTTGGGCCGACCCAGCTCTCTTCCGCAATCACCGGCTCTGCCGTCTCTTACGATCCGATCATCGACTCAGTCGGCACGGCAATGATTGTCTTGAAGCAGACCGGGGCAACTCCTGGCAACCCAAGCGGCGCAGCTACCATCGAGATTCAGGGCGCTTACACCGCGACCGGAGACTGGGTAACGCTGCACTCAATTAGTTCGGCTGCTCTTACCAAGCCGCTTGGCGTGGCGACCGCCTTTGGCTCGGGTATTGGTGGATGCAACACTGGCGTTGCTGTCATCCAGACGCTCCCTTTCATGCGGGTTTGCACTTCTGCGTCTATCACCAACGGGTCCCAGGGGACCATCTCTGTTGTCATCGGCAACGGCTAACACCAATACATGACGAGCTCAAGAGTACAGACTGACCCCTCAACGGGGCCCTTTCTTTACTCGGGTTCCGCACTGTCCAGGACCCTCAACCGTGGCAAAGAGCGAAAGAGCTCGCTTCTCCCCGCTAACACAGACGGTTCGACCCTCAATTTGGACCTGACGTATGCGCTTCCGTCCATCATCAACTTTTCTCGCGCATCGTCTGGGACATACATTGATGCTCAGGGAAAGGTAAAGACGGCTGCCGCAAATGTCCCACGGTTTGACTATCACCCTGTTTCGTTGAAGCCTTTGGGGTTCCTGAGCGAAGCACCGGCAACCAATTTTCTTTGTTGGTCAAATTCGCTAAGTACGTCTGGCGGTTCAAACAACTGGTTCTACGGTAGTGTCGAATTCCAGGGGTATGTGGAAGCCCCAAGCGGGCTGCTTGAAGCGCCCCAATTTGAAGCGTTAGACAAAACACCCTACGGGTCGTTCGTTGTCAACACTCCAGATATCACCACTTCGGGAAACTGGACATTCAGTGTTTGGCTAAAGCGTCTTGATGACGGAGAAGGCGATAGTTGGGTGATACTCCAGCTTGACGAAGAAAACTACGTTGAATTTGAGATTTCAAACAAATGGACAAGATACTCACTATTCGGCTTTACTGCATATCCAGACGTTGGCGTGTTTATCCAAACAGAGAAAACAAAGGTTGCCGTTTGGGGAGCACAGCTTGAAACCGGAAGTTTCGAGTCCAGCCTGATAATGACGGAAAACTCACTTGCTACCCGAGCAGGTGACTTTGCTGACCTAAGCGGAAAGTCGTTAGCCACTAGGGTTGGTCAAGAGGGAACGTTCCTGGTCGTTGGTGACCGGTATGACACTTCTTCTGCCACTGGGCGGATGATGGCGCTGCAATCCGTTTCGTTTTTCAGCGACGAAATCAGTGCTTCAATCACTAACACAGGCGGGCGATTGCGAATCATTCATAGAGGCTCGACCCAAGCAAACCTACAGGGGTTTGCCTTTCCCACCAACCAAACGGGGGTCGCTTTTAGATATGGAACAAACGACGCGATGGTGTATGTAAATGGCGCCGCGGGATCACCGGACGTCTCCGTCATTGTCCCAACGTTTGACATCATGCGAATCGGCCATGTAGCGACTAGCGCGACCGCGTGGGATTGGATCAGAGGGCACGTTTCTCGAATCAAGTATTGGCCTTCCAGGTTCGGTAATGCCCAGCTTCAGCGAATTTCCGTCGTGTAAACAAATGGACTATCTACTCAGAACGGCCACCAAGGACGACATGGTCCAAGCCCTGGTTCAGTGCGGTCTCGCATACAGCTCATCCGGGTTCCTGGACGATGCCGGGGTGGAAGTACCTGCGTCGGTAGACGCCATCAACGGCGCCTCGCTTGACTTCATTGGGGAAATACCCGGCAAGGACTCCAGGTTCCACGCCAACCTGCGGACGAAGGAGCGGCTTCCGATCGAGGTTGAGTCCATGCTTCCGACGTTTCCGGATGTTCCGGAAGTCCCCTACAGAAAGTGGTTCTGATGTCCAGAAACAAAAAGGCTCTTGAGTCTCTGCATGGGCTCCTAATCGAGGAGCTCATCGGACGCATTCAGGGCGGGGAGGCAACCCCGAGCGACCTCAACGTGGCCCGGCAGCTGCTCCGTGACAACCAGATCGACTGCGCTGCAATCGAGGGTGCTCCGATCTTGAAGCTCGCGGAGAACCTCCCGTTCTCCGATGACGAGGAAGAGGCTGCGTGAGCAAGAAGAAGGACCCGACGCAGGACTTCCGGAACGTCCTGTACATGGTCTGGAAGCACCTGAACCTGCCCGACCCCACGCCGCTCCAGTACGACATCGCCACGTTCCTTGACAACGGCCCGAAGAGGTGCGTGATTCAGGCGTTCCGCGGAGTCGGCAAGAGCTGGATCACTTCCGCCTACGTCCTGCACGTTCTGCGGAAAAACCCCGACACGAACATCCTGGTGGTCTCCGCGAGCAAGAGCCGTGCGGATGACTTCACGACGTTCACCAAACGGCTGATTGAGGAGATGCCGCTGTTCCAGCACCTCAAGCCAAGGGAGGGGCAGCGTGACTCCAAGATCGCCTTCGACGTCGGCCCGGCGAAGGCCAGCCACGCGCCGTCCGTCAAGAGCGTCGGCATCACCGGCCAGCTCACCGGCAGTCGTGCCGACCTGATCGTCCTTGACGACGTTGAGGTCCCGAACAACTCCGAGACGCAGATGATGCGTGACAAGCTGGCGGAGTCCATCAAGGAAGCGGACGCGATCATCAAGCCGGAAGGGCGCATTGTCTTCCTGGGCACCCCCCAATGCGAGGACTCGATCTACCGGCTTCTGGAGGACCGCGGCTACCAGACCAGAATCTGGCCCGCGGAGTACCCGAACTCCCAGATGTTCGAGCAGTACGGCAAGCGCCTGGCCCCCATGATTGCGGACAGCTGGGACGTCACCAGGATTGGGGAAGCCACGGAACCAACCCGTTTCTCGCTCGTTGACCTCGCCGAGCGGCGCCTGTCCTACGGCAACTCCGGCTACTCCCTCCAATTCATGCTCAACACCTCGTTGAGCGACCAAGAGAGGTACCCGCTCAAGCTGTCGGACCTCGTGGTCATGGACTTTGACAACGAGCATGGCCCTGAAAAGGTCTTCTGGAGCGGGGCACCGGAGAACGCCCTGGCCGACCTGCCCAACGTCGGCCTCCGCGGTGACCGCTACCACCGCCCGTTCCGCGTCCAGGGGGACTATGTCAAATGGCAGGGCGTCGTCATGACGATCGACCCCTCCGGCCGAGGCGAAGACGAGACCGGCTACGCCGTTGTCGCCAGCCTGAACGGCTGGATGTACGTCCTGGACTGCGGCGGCCTCCGTGGCGGCTACACCCCGCAGAACCTCCAGAAGCTGGCCGACATTGCCCGCAGGTACAAGGCCAACGAAGTGCTCGTCGAGGCCAACTTCGGCGACGGTATGTTCAACAACCTCCTGCTCCCGTATCTCCGGGAGACCTACCCCGTGACCCTTACGGAGGTCAAGCACAGCCAGCAGAAGGAACGGCGCATCGCCGACGTCCTGGAGCCGGTCATGAACCAGCACCGTCTGGTGGTGCCCCCAAGGCTCGTCCGGGAGGACTACAGCTCCGTTGGGGACGTCCCCACGGACAAGCAGGCGTCCTACCGCCTGATGTACCAGCTGACCCGCCTGACGCGAGACCGGGGGGCCCTCCGCCACGACGACCGGCTGGACGCCCTCGCAATGGCCGTGCAGTACTACAAGGACCATGCCTGCGCGGACGTCGAGGCAAACATCAAGGAACGGAAGGCCCGGCTCCTGGAGAAGGAGATGGACGACTTCGAGCGGAGCTGGAACAAGCTCTACAAGCCACGGGAGTCCCAGAGCTGGATCAGGATTGGTCGCTAGGGCACCTAGATTGCCTTATGGCGGCATTCAGACGTTGGAATGTACTCCGGTGGTGCCTGGCACAACCATCGCATCCTGGAGCTTCCTAGGGCCCTTAGAAAGGAAACGGAGATTTCCTGAGCATCCCGGGCCAGGAATGGCTATGGAAAGGCAAGGCCGCTGGCGGACCTGCCGGAGCCACCAAGGCGGTCCTTGGGTCTGACACACCAAGGACTGGCGTGATGGAGTCAACGTACCAGCATGGGGGAAGGGGGTAAAAGGAAACCTAAAGAGGTTGTTTCCACCATTTCTCTTACGGATTCACCAGAACACTTACGGAGACCCTGCTCGATGTCTAACGCGAAGCCTGCTCGGTGTCGGTCTCTGACCGTCAGGGGCAGCCGTTGGAAGGTCCGGTGGGTCAACAACCTCGGCGACAATTACGGAATCTGCGACTACGCCAAGAAAGAGATCCGGATTGCCAAAGGGCAGCCGACGGAAACCGAACTCGATACCGTCGTGCACGAGCTTCTCCACGCGGCACTGCCCGATCTCGACGAACCGGCAATCGCGGAAACCGCGGAGGCCCTGGCGACGGCGTTGGTAAAGCTCGGGTTCGTCCAGAAGCATCCGTAACGAGTCCACTGGTCCCCAGGGGGGTAGGCGTAACCGCCTAACGATGGTCCAAGAATGGCCTAGCCAGCCATACGACGCCGTGACGGCATCCGGCAATGTGGGCACTAAGTCCCACTCGGCCCCCCCGGGACCGGCCAAAGTTCCTGGGCAAAAATCTGAGAGGGTGGGGCTAACGCAGCCGCGCGTTACCCCCCCGTCACCCCCGCGTCGTGCGCCGCGAATCGCGCGTCATGACACGCGCCCGCGTCACATCCGCGCATAATGCGCTGCACATCACGCTCTCGCGCTTGATCGCGCATCCGGTAGCAGCCTCATCACTTCGTGATGGGTGCCATGACAAGCCGACGACGACCGCAGCATCCACAATCCTCAACACTGTAAGTGTTGGGGTCTCTTTGCAAGGGTCGTCTCACGCGCACTCGAACGCTCGTACGGGAATCGTGCAGGCGACAGCACACTGGCGCGATTCGAGGCCGAATCGGGCCGTCCGGCGGGCCGTGACAAGGAATCCAAAAAATCTATCCCTACGGGATACGGTGCCAAATAGCGACCGGTGGGCTTGACAATCGGCCCGGCATCGGCGACATTTGAAGGGCCGACGGCGACGTTCGCCATTCGGCACTAGTCACCCGATGCCAACGTAGTTGGCAGGAGCAGCGAGTATGCGTATCACCCACTGGAAGGCGCCCATGACTTGGACGGCGAAGGCAGCGACGGCCCAGAACGGCGAGCCGATGATCCTTCGGATCTACGATGTTCCCGGGGCGGCCAAGTCGGAGACTTGTTTCGCCTTCGTGGATCAGCAGAACGTGGACCTCGGCCCTTCGGGCCGTGTGACCCTTGTCAAGGGTGACGGCACGGCCCTTCGTTGGGAACTTCGTTCCCACATTTGTCCGCTGATGCCCGATGCCGTGGCATTCGACCGCCAGTTTGCTACTGCGGAGCAGTACTCGGCGCCCCGTTCGCCGATCGCCGGGATGATCGTTGCGGAGCCTTCGGCTCCCACTGCGGCGGTCGGTGGCGACCTTGCGACCTTGCTCGGCGGAGCCGTCGCCGGGAGCGTGATGCCCCTCGTCGAGGCTCGGATCGAGGAAGCGATGCAGAGCATCGAGTCCCGTGTCAAGGGTGCCATTGTCGAGGTCGCTAAGCGCCCCGTCGTCGTCAACGTGCCCTCCGTTCCGGAGATCCGGCTGTCCGGCGACGAGCACGGTCGCTTCCAGTTCATGCTTGAGCGGCTCTTCGAGCAGCGCCCCCAGGATCGGAACGTGCTGCTGTGGGGCGAGCGTGGCTCCGGCAAGTCAACGGCGGCGAAGATGCTCGCCGACAAGTTGGGACGCCCCTTCGGGGCGGTTTCGTTCTCGGCCGGGGCGTCGGAGTCGCTCTTCACGGGGCGCTTCCTGCCCTCCGAAGGGGGGGCGTTCAAGTGGCGTCCGACGCCGTTCACCCGGCTCTACACCGAAGGTGGCGTGTTCTGCCTCGACGAACTCGACAAGGCGGACCCGCAGGTGGCGACGGCGCTGAA